AAAGAGCAGGACTACCAAAAATACCTAAATATTTGGGAGGGGGAGTGCGCTAAGACTACCGAAGCGCAGATATTTAAGGATAAGTTTACGATTAGTGACTTTGAGACCCCAGTGAAGCAGGAAACTTTTTACTTTGGGATGGATTGGGGTTTTTCCGCAGACCCTACCGCATTGGTGCGGTGTTGGATTCGTGGGAACGAGCTTTTCATAGATTATGAGGATGGTGGTGTTGGTATAGAGCTGGACCACACTCACAAAATAATTGATAGCATTCCGGGAGCGAAGAAGTATACTATCCGTGCCGATAATTCACGCCCAGAAAGTATCAGTTTTATTTCGAGGCAAGGGTATAATATAGTTGCAGCTCCAAAATGGTCGGGTTCTGTCGCAGATGGTATTGAGTTCATACGCAGTTTCAGCCATATACACATCCACACTAGATGCCCTCAAACTGCCAGCGAGTTTGTACATTACAGTTATAAGGTCGATAGGTTGAGTGGTGATATATTACCGATTGTACTTGACAAATGGAACCATTACATCGATGCTTTAAGGTACGCACTAGCTCCAATTATTAAGTTTAAGGATCTAACTATGAAAACTACTAAAACTATAGGGCATTAATTTATGATTAACTCTACACACCCACAATATGATAACTACATTAAATCTTGGGATAGATGCCGAGATACTTACACAGGTGAAGAGGCTGTTAAGAAGCGTGGAGAGGTGTATTTACCCCGATTAGGTGGTCAGACTGATGCAGAATACAACGCTTATTTAACCCGAGCGCCATTTTTTAACGGTATCGGTAAAACAGTAGATGGTATGGTCGGTACTTCTATGCACATTGAGCCTGTTATTACCGGTGTTCCTGATGATATGCTAGAGGATATTACCGGTACGGGGATCTCCACAAAGGGATTTATAAATTACCTACTTACCGAGCAGCTTCTAACAGGTAGGCAGGGTATTTTGGTTGACCACAATGGGGATTTTCCATACTTGTCGGGGTATAAAACCGAGCAGATCACTAACTGGTCAGATAATTTCATAATCTTGAAAGAGCAGTATCAAGTTAAGAACCCTGAGAAACCTTACGAGGTAAAATATGAGACTCAATATAGGGAACTAACAACGGTAGACGGTATTTACGAGGTGTATATATGGCGAAAATTGCTCAATAAATATAATAGAAGTGAGTGGGTGCGGTCAGAAGTCGCAATACCAACTAAAAGAGGTGCGCCTTTATCAAGTATGATGTTCTTAGGCTCTTCACTGGATGGTTTGAACCTTACTCCTGAGATTCCACCGCTTATGCCTCTGGTTGATATGAATTTATCGCATTACCGCTCTAGTGCTGACTTGGAACACGGTAGACACTTTACCGCCTTGCCTACACCCTATGTTATTGGCGTTAAAGATGTTGGAGATATTCGTTTAGGTGCTGAAACAGCTTGGGCTATACCAAACGAGAAAGCTAAGGTCGGTTTCTTAGAGTTTACAGGGCAGGGTTTAGCCTCACTTGAATCCGCTATTCGGGAGAAGTCAGAGATGATGGCGGCTCTTGGGGTGCAACTTATATCAGGACAGCGTAAAGGTGTTGAGAGTTTTGAAGCTCTTGCGCTTAAACGCAATGCAGAGCTATCAAGTTTAGTTTTAGCCATCCATAGGGTGGAGGTCTTAATGACTAATGCTTTGCAGATGGCGGTCGATTGGGCGGAGCTTGAAAGTACCGTAACGGTTAAGCTCAATCTGAACTTCGCACTTGGTGATGAGGACGAGCACTTGGACGACAAGGCGGACAAAGATAAAAAGCAGGCGCAAAAAGAACAGAAGAAAAAAGAGGGTGATACTGTTATCTAGTCAAAAATCACAAGCCGGAACGCTAACCCCACAGCGATAAAGGTACGAGCCGTTTCTTTTTTCTTGACACTTATGTTTTTAGGTGATATAAATATAGTTAAATGTAACAGTGTTACATAATCATTTTCGCAGAGCGAGATAATTTTCGGTTATGGGGACACTCTTAGGTGTTCATAAACTATTTATAATATTTAAGGAAAATCTAATGAATACATTAACAAATTTGGCAGCGGATATTTACCGTGCAGCAGATACCGTAGGTCGTGAAGTTGTGGGTTTCATCCCGTCAGCTACCGTAAACGCAGAGACAGCCCGTGTCGCAGTAAATGATACTGTACGCTCGCACAGTACTCGTGCCGCTACTGCTGGCGATATCACCGCCGCTATGACTATTCCCGAGGGGACAGATCAGGTAGTAGATAGTAAGACTATGACCATTGATAAAGCTCGTTCTGTTCAAATCCCGTGGACGGGTGAAGAGATCGTATCTGTTAATAATGGTGCTGGTTTTGAAACTATTTATGGGGATCAGATTGCTCAGGCAATGCGTACCCTTACTAATGAAGTAGAGAATGATCTAGCTAACGCTGCTTATCAAGGCGCTTCTCGTGCAACAGGTGTTGCTGGGACTACTCCTTTCGCGAGTAATATGGATCTTATCGCTGAAACTACCGAGATTCTTCGTGTAAATGGCGCTCCTCAGAATGACGGGCGTATGTCTCTTGTTCTTAGTAATACTGCTGGTACTAAACTCCGTAACCTTGCACAGCTCCAAAAAGCTAATGAGGCTGGTAATGACACTCTATTGCGTCAAGGTATCTTGCTTGATCTTCAAGGTTGTATGCTTCGTGAGTCAGGTCAGATTGGCGTTCATACCGCTGGTACGGGTACGTCATACTTACTAAATGATGCTTCAAGTGCGGTGGGTGATACTACTATTGCTGTTGACGGTGGTACAGGTACTGTTCTTGCTGGCGATGTTATTACTTTTGCTGGAACTTCTGATATTTATGCAGTTAATACGGCTCTTAGCGGTGGTTCTTTGTCAATTGGAACGCCAGGTCTTCTAGCTGCTGAAACAGATGATGACGCTATTACTGTTGGATCAAGCTACACGCCTAACGTGCTATTCCATCAGGGTGCGCTAGAGCTTGCAATACGTGCTCCAGCTACACCAGATGGTGATGCGGCTGTTGATACTATGATGATCCAAGATCCACATTCTGGCCTTGTGTTTGAGATCCGTGTTTATAAGGGTTATCGTAAGGCAATGTTTGAAGTTGCTTGTGCTTGGGGCGTGAAAGCGTGGAAGTCCGACAATATCGCAATCCTTATGGGGTAAGTAGTTTGTAGTAACCAGCCAGCAGTCTACCTTTATAGGCTGTTGGCTAAAATATTTTATTTGGAGTTATACCGTTATGGCATATAAGAGAAAAACTCTAGCAGATAAACAGGAGGGGATAGTTGAAACACCCCCTAAGAAAACACCACCTAAAAAAGTAGCTACTAAGAAAGCGGTAGTTAAGAAATCGGGGTCCTCTCATATCGTTATGTTCCGTGAAGCAGATAATAAACTCGCTAATGTACACCCTGATGAGGTGGAGAACTATAAGCTGGGTGATTGGGTGGTCAAATTATGAGCCTTGATGCTACCGCAGGAGGTGTAAGTGCTAATGCTTATTGTACAGTTGCAGAAGCTGATGACTATAATGATCTGTTCCCTAGCGATACAAGCTGGAATGGCACAACCGCAGTAAAGGAAGCTAATATAAAGCTCGCTACATTGTGGTTAGACCAGCGCATTACTTGGTATGGTAGAGTAGAAACTCTCACTCAGAGTTTGCGTGTACCTAGAGCTGAATGGGTTGATCGGGATAGCTACAGCGTTGCTGTTGCTACTGTACCTGTTGATATTAAATATGCCACCGCTGAACTAGCGATGCGCATACACGATGGTACTGTTGGCTCTCTAAATACTTTAGGTGCTGGGTTAAAGTCTACTAAAGTTGAGGGTGTTGATGTTGTCTTTGACCATACCGATACAAGCGGACTCCTCCCTAATCACATTAAGGTGATGTTGAGCCATTGGGGTTTTGTTGGTAATGTCTCTGCTGGTGTTTCTGCTGTTAAGGTTTCTAGATCCTGATGAATTTAAGTGCCTCCATACAGAACGCTATTGACGAGGCAAAGATAGCAACTTCAGACTTGTGGACTACTACGGTATTTAAAGCCACAGCGCCGTCAGCATACGACACAGCTACAGGGGTGGTTACGAGTGTAACTACGTCAACAACTATTTCTATGCTCATAGGGAGCTACTCAGAGGCGCTCGTAGATGGTGCGCAGGTACTCGGTACAGATGTAAAGGCGACTTTCTTACAAAAGGATTTAGCTAGTACACCGGATGTAAACGATTTAGTTACTTATGCCAGCAGAGATTGGGCTGTTATTAGTGTTAAACAAGATGTTGCTAACACTTTATGGATTACACAGTTGAGGGCGGTCTTATGAGCTGGGCAGGGCAGAGAACTTTTATCGAAGAGCGTTTGTCTGATAATTGGGCTACAACTCCAATTTCTTACAGTAATGTAGACTATGCGCCAGTCGCTAACAGTTCATTTATTCGGCTAACAGTTTTAGGTGGCGATACTATAGATGCCTCTTTCTCTACCAGCCGCAGCTCTGGGGTGGTGGTTATGCAAGTATTTACACCATCAAATATAGGTAGTGCTACTGCATTATCTTATGCGGATAGTTTAGCAGCTATTTTTGAGGGAGTGACGAGTGATGAGTTTGTCTTTGGTACAGCCTCTTTAGAAGTTGTTGGTGCGGTAGAAAACTTTTTTCAAGTGAACGTTAATATTGGATTTACAGAGGATGGTTAAGGAGATGCAAGCTGCAGTTCGCAGCTCTATTGAGAAAACTTCTATCGAGGTCTTTAATGAGGTTGCGGCTAGAACTCCAGTAGACACAGGTAATGCTAGAATAAGCTGGAATATTAGTACGGGATCTCCTAATTTTAGTACTAGATCCACAGGTGTTACTCCTACAGGCAATTGGTCAGCAGAGAGCACACCTCCTACCGACCCTGTTGTTTTGGCTAATGATTTTTTGCTAGAATCCCACTTGGATAGAGTTTACATAGCAAATGGCGTACCATATATTGGGGTATTAGAATTAGGGCACAGCGCACAGGCTCCCATAGGGATGGTGGCGGCTACTTTGGCAAGGGACTTTAACCACGTATTACAGGGCAATCTAAAGGAAATATAAAATGGCACTTCAACAAGGAAAAAGAGCAAACATTAGTATAACGGGAGTGGTAGTTACAGATGTAATTATTGATGAGTGGTCACTAGAGCAGAAACCTGTTACACGCACATATACAAAATTTGGGGATGATGCTCCAACTACTGAGGTAGTCTCTAATGACTGGGAAGTGGTTATTGGCGGTTACGTTAAAGCCGGAGCTGCTACATTCCCGGCTATTGGTGCTTCAGTTACCGACCTAGATTTGATATTGGAAGACGCTGTTGCTGATCTTGGTTTCACCTGTTCAGCAGGTATTGTTACCGCAATCAAAGTGGGTGTTAAGAGCGCTGGCAGTATGCCCGTTAAATTAGTGGTCAAGCCAGCTGGTTCGGAGATGGTGGCTTATGGTACGGTAACTTAAAATGGCTGGTTATAATATAGATGTTGCACTTGGGGTAGTTGAAGATACCGCTACACCCGTGCTAGAAAATATAGTCAATAAAGCAGGGGCGCTAACAGCTACGCCGGTTGTTATAGCGGTTGATAGCTCCCAATTGAGGGAGGCTTTGCTCGCTGTTAATACTTTAGACACTAGAATCCGCAGTATGACAAACAATCTAAATAGTTTTAACAGCCTGTTGAGTAGAACTATTGCACTCACCAACCAGCTGAAGAACAGCAAAGTACCAGAGCCTAGATTATGAGCATTATTTTCACTTTAGGAGTAGAGGTAGTAACCTTACCAAATCCACTACAGCCTTATGTTGGTAATATACCAGTCAAAAACATTACAACGCTTTTAGCTGCTAATGGGACAGGGTACTACTACCAGACAGGCACTACCCGATACCGCTACTCTTTTGTTTTTGACTTTAGTGACTCTACACTAGCTTCGGATCTTAGAGACTTTTTTGACACGGTTGCCGTAGGTAGGCTTAACAGTTTCACCTTAACGGATCCGGAGAGTGTGACTTCCACAGTTCGGTTTGATATGGATGAGCTAGTTATTCTTGAACTAAAGTCAGGAGAGTTGTACTCGGTTGCGGTTGAGCTTGTCTCTCAATGAAAACACTAACCTCAGCCTTTAATACTGCAAAGAACCTAACAGAGGCTACTCCAGTTTGGCTCTTAGAAGTATCTGATGGCTCTACAACTTGGTATTACTCAGATCAAACAGTTACTGTAGATGGTCAGTTATACACAGCGCAGGTTCTCAGTTGGGGTACTATGTCAGCAGAGACCCCCCGTTTAACAGGTGGTGGGGTTGTATCAGGTACTACAATTAAACTTGCGGAAGATTCTACAACGCTGGCATCGAAAATCAAAATTGGCAGCAGTTGTATTGTTAGATTGTGGTTTGATAACGAGAGTTTGACTGATACGGAAATAATACTAAAGGGCATTATCTCAGATCCTATTCGTGTATCACAGACCTCAATTGACTTCTTAGTGGCTAGTTATGGGAGTGATAAAACAGCAGTTATCGGGGATCTAATAGATGATACTGCCTACCCATCAGCTAGAAAAGAAACTTTAGGTGAGGTAGCGCCCATTGTTTACGGGCAGGTATTCTCACATAGAGCCTTGCCTGTAAACGCTGGCATACTAACAAGACTAGCTACTGCTCTAACTACCAGCTCAACAACTATAGTTTTAGCGGATGGTTCACAGTTACCATCTTCTGGTTCAGTTATTATTGACTTGGAGACAATAGATTACTCGGCAAGGAGTGGTAATACCCTAAGTGGTTTAACTCCCACTAATCCAGTTGATGCCCACAAACGAGGCGCAGAGGTATTAACCGATGAGACAAATTACGACCTGCTCATTGCGGATCACGCAGTAACAAGTATTGGTACAGTGTATGCAGATGGTACTCCGATTTCCGGCGGATCTCTTGTAACGGTATCGGGTAAATCCTATTTAAGGTTCTCGGACTTTCCGCACGATGTAACTCCGCACTATGTAAATAATCCAGCCGCTACTTTCTTTGACGCTAATGACAGTTCTGTTTATGGCGACCAACTGACCTTTGGTGATAGTCTAACTTTTATCGAAGAAGTCTCAAACGTAGGTAATGTATGGAGTTTGGGGGGGCTTACAACACTAAGTGATTGCTATGAAATTGCAGATGGGACAGTTAATGCGGTGTCTTACTTCTATGAAACAGACGAATATGATACCTCGGTGAATGCAACTTGGACTGGTACTTTCCAAATTACTGAGGATTGGGCTTCTGATGGGGCGGTATTGGACTTTGGGTATAAAGTGCTTGATGCTGATGGTGTAACAGAGTTGGTAGCATATACTTTTTTAGAGACCCATACTTTCCCTGAGGGATCTTCCCACACAATAAACCTGAATGTAACAGTAAATAGTGGTGCAGAGTTTGTATTCATTGCAACGGGTGCTTTTGAGTGGAATGGGGACTTCTGTTTGAGTTATGGGGAGCTTACTCAGGCTTACTCAGCAGAGGAGCCAGCAGGTACTAGAGTTTATGTTGAGTCTACTTCCGCAGGTATTGCTTCACAGTTTGATGTATCAAGTGTTCCTAACACTTCTTCAAGTACAGGTTACGCCAAAAAGATTACATTAGATATGGTAGGGTTTGACCTCGACAACCCAGCGGACATTACGGAACACCTACTCTTAAATTACGCTAATGGCGTTGTTAGTGGGGATCTACATACCTCGATTTCAGCTAATACTACATTTGGTACTGATTATGACTTAGGTTTTGCCATCACAGATCAACTAGCTTTGAACATACTGCTTAGACAAGTGGCGTACCAATCAGCGAGCGTTTTCTTCTGGAGCCTCGATGGTGTTGCACACCTATACAAGTTACCAACTTCGGGCGACAGTTCTTTAAAGTCTCTTGGTGTTGCGGATTATCTTCAAGACTCATTTGCCTACGAGTACTCACCGTATAGCGATATTGTTAATAGTATATCAGCTAATTTTGACTATCAGGGTGGGGTTAGTCAGCAGATAGTTAAGGGTGTTAATGCCTCTTCAATAACGGAGTATGGAACACTAGATGGATCAAGTCAGTTTAGACTAACGCTAGTGAACTCTAGTACAGCCGCTACTAATGTGGTTAGTGACTACCTTACGCTTCTAGCTAACCCAAAAATGCTAGTGATATTTGGTACTTCACTAGCTTCTACAGAATTACAGCTTGGGGATATTATAGATATAACTAGTACTATAGGGGAGGGATTCACGAATGAAAAGTTAATAATCACACAGATAGTAAATAAGGTTTCGGGAGAGCTTACGTTTGCTACCGAAACTATATAGCTTGACACCCTTTATTTTGTCAAGTACTATTCAAGTACACTTATAATTTAATTTAACGAGGTAAATCTTATGTCTAAGTTTTCTGATTTTTTAGAGGATAAAATCCTTAATATAACCCTAAAAGGGGCTACCGCTTATAACTGTTCAACTCCTTATGTTGAGCTTTATACAGCTAATCCCTCCGATTCTGGTGGCGGTACTGTTCTTGCCGATGCAAACTACGTTATACAGGCTGTAACTTTTGGTACTGTAAGCGGTGGGGCAGTAAGTAATAGTGCTGCAGTTACATATCCTGCGCTAAATGCAGGGGCTACCATTACAGGTATGGCTATTTTCGATGACGCTTCAAGTACGAATATGCTTTATTGGGCTCCTTTGGATGCTAGTGTAACGCTTTCAGCAGGTAATATCTTCTCAATTGCAGTTGGTGATTTGACTGTAACTCTTGATTAATAGCAGATGAATTTTGGCTCTATAAACGGCTTTCTACTTGGCGGTAATGCGCTAGGCGGTGTTGTTTATGGGTATGGTTCAGCGGCTATTGTTGGTAGTGCCTCGGTTAGTATTGGAGGTACAGTTACAGTATTAGGTTCAGCGGCTATTGTTGGTAGTGCCTCTGTTTCAACGACCGCTACAGTTACCGTGTTGGGTTCAGTGGCTGTTGTTGCTAGTGCCTCTGTTTCAACGACCGCTACAGTTACCGTGTTGGGTTCCACTGATGTTGTTGCTAGTGCCTCCGTTTCAACGACCGCTACAGTTACGAGATACGGTTCAGCGGCTGTTGTTGCTAGTGCCTCAATTGCGGTTAATGGTACAGTTACAGTATTAGGTTCCACCGCTGTTGTTGCTAGTGCTTCTGTTGCAGTCACCGCTACTATTACGAGATACGGTTCAGCGGCTGTTGTTGCTAGTGCCTCAATTGCGGTTAATGGAGTAACTACCCTACTAGGTTCAGCGGCTATTGTTGGTAGTGCCTCAATTGCGGTTAATGGTACAGCTATATACTTAGGGGACTCTGATCCTACGGCTAACTGTTCGATTGTTGTTAATGGTACAGTTACAGTATTAGGTTCAGCGGCTATTGTTGGTAGTGCCTCTGTTGGTATTGGAGGTACAGGAATAGAGTTAGGTTCAGCAGCTATTGTTGCTAGTGCCTCAATTGCGGTTAATGGTACAGTTACAGGGGTGGGTTCGGCGGCTATTGTTGGTAGCGCCTCTGTTTCAATGACCTCTACAGTTACGAGATACGGTTCAGCGGCTGTTGTTGGTAGTGCCTCTGTTAGTACCGATGAGACAATCTATATATTTGGTTCGTTTGACATTATAGGTACTTCTGCGATAGAAATTACTGCTATTGTTCAAGTGATCCTCGATGAAGCTCTTGATATTGTCGCTAGTGCCTCTGTTGATTTTACAGGTAGAGTTAATCCAGATTCCTCAGCCGCGCCAAGAGTACTCACATTAGCCTCAGACGAGAGAGCATACACGTTAGATTCAGAAACACGAGAATTAGAGGTAACTTGATATGGAACAGTTTACAAAACAGCCTAATGAGGCTTTGGATTACGATATAGTTTTTTCAGAGGTAATACCTGATGGCGATACCGTTACAGGTACATTGATCTCGGTGGACGGTAGCGTTTTTGCGCCAAGTTTCTCCTCTGACGGATTAGACATATCAGTTTCCAATGGTACGACTACAACACCGAAGTTATGGATTAGTGAGGGTACTGATGCAGCTACTTACTTAGTTTCGGTGCAGGTCTCGACCAGCGCAGGGCGGATTAAAGAGTCAGACTTCAGAATGGTAATTAGGGAGATCAATTAGATGGCTTTTGCAAATAATGTAAAGAGTGCGTTAGAGAATGCGGTAAGTATTGGCGCAACAACGGTAGATGTTACGAAGGCTTCATCACCTTATAATGACCCTCCGGTGCGGGGCAAACTAACAATTATGGATAGTCTCACTAGCCCTACCGCTATTGAGATCATATCCTATACGGGGCGCACGGATAATACCACCTACTGGACTCTGACAGGGGTTAGTAAAGCACAAGAGAGTACGACCGATCAGGCTTGGGGTGCTGATAGCGACTGTATACAGTCTATTACAGCCATAGATGCTGTTGAGAGAGGTCTTTATGCAAGCCGTACTATATCGGCAGATGTTACACTAGATGCAGATACTAGATATGAGACGGGTACAGATACAGAAATTGCAAGCGGTGTGACAGTAACAGTCCCTGCTAGTTCCATCCTAGTCTCAAAATACTATGACAGTTTGAAAATACTTTAACAGGAGAAAATTATGGCTATTAAATTAAATACAGCTTCGGGGTCAGTTACACTTACTGCAGAAGATGGCGCAGGTGGCGCTTCAGTATCTATTCCAAGAGCTGGTGTTCTCGCTCCTGATGGTGATGGCAGTAGCTTGACAGGCATAAACGCTATTACAGATACCTCCGAATTAACAGATGTTACAGTTGCAAGTGCTGATCCTGAAAGTGTCAGTAATGTACCAGCGGCAGGTCACTTATGGATTAATAAGGTCTCTGGGGAGGCTTTTATCTGTACTGACGCAACCACAGGTGCAAATGCTTTTTATA